GGAGCTATTGCTCTAGTCGACTGCTATACGCAGTCGTGCGTCTTAACGACACACCACCGTAACTTGCGGGAAACCCGGTTACGGACGGGGAACGACGGAGCGTTCTGAAGATCGAACGATACACCGGTGAAATTCCAGTGCATTCGTTCGTGCCCGGTAATACGCCTTCTGGCCGATTTACCGATTACAACAACTGCAAGCACCTCGCGGCGCTGCAGGTCACCATTATGGCGACAGCGTAGTCTTTGTTGTAAGTCAGAAGCAATACCGTACAGGTATAGGAAGGAATAAGCCTCATCGTCCTCTTCAGGACAGGTGCGGCAAAGCGTAGGGATATTTACGTCCTGACGCCTTATTTCATCCGCTATACATTGTGCGGTATACCAATAACCCCTTGACCACATGGAGCGCTGGTAAGCGCACCACGAAGCAAGTGTTGTTGCATCGTTCATTAAGCATGATGACATCCCGGTTCGTATCCGCATTGGAGTGACGTTTTGGCCGTTGTAGGCCTCTACACCACAACTTTCGCGGAATAGTCCCGTTATACAGCACTTACTAGTGTTGAACATAAGTCCAACAGTAGGAAAGTACTTGAAAAGCACTTCATAGTCTTGAGAAGTGCAAATGATGTCATCACCGTAAACCTTCAAGCTCTCACACGCTTTCGCGAGCGGGAGCCCAAGATGGTTTACTAACACACTAACCGCAAGTGCATAGAATACTAGCGCCTCAACGGGGAAGCATAATGCTGACCCCATCGGTGCGAATTTCTTCAGTAGCACTAAGCGGCCATCAGGTAGCCTAGTAGTAGTCGAACGAGTCGACTCTAGATACTCCAAGATGCCCGACGACCGGAATAACCTTCGCACAAGTGCGAGGGATACACGGTCGGAGGCATCCTTCATATCAAGCGTTACCCAGCCGACACCCAGCGATCCGCTTAAAGCGTACCGTTGGTTGATCGATTGGTCTCGAAAGTTTACTCTCCCACGAGTGAGAGAATTCGTTTCGATGCAATCAACCAACACAGCAGCAATGCCTTGTTGGATATACTGAATAGCGGCTGGTTCACAGCTTATTATTCTAGGCCCCCTCGAGTCCTTCGGAACCAATACGACTTTCGCCGTAGGCTCGTCAAACTCAAGGTCTGACTGGTAGTCGAAGTCGGCTACCGCGGACAGCGTGGGAACAAACCACTCGAAGAACGGGAAAACCCGCTCTAAGTTTGGGTAGATGCGCCTAAAGCGCATCTTTTCCCAATGCTTCTGTCCGTCTGAAACAGCACCTGGACCATGCCTCGGGGAGATCATCTCCTTGCGGAATGTTCCAGTTACGCGGTTAATAATATACTCCGCGTAATCAAGTACTGGATCCACTCTGTCTATACAGATTGGTAACTCAGAATCAGTCTGCACGAATCCATCGAGACAACTCGTCACGACGTCATCGTCAAACGGCAGCTCCAGCTTGTAGAACAAGTAGAGAAGCTGACGAGTGTGTCTAAGTGCCTCCACCGACTTCACAGTCGGATACACCAACGACAATAGGTCGCCGAGAAAGCTCGGTAACCCATCTTTCCGGAGTTTGAACCCGGAGAACGTTGGGATTTGGCCTGAACCATGGTAAGAGTCTAACTCTTTTCCAAGGCGGGGAAGTGACTTAGTCAAAAAGCTAAGTCCTTCAGCACTCACTCGCGCCTCCATACGGAGGGCATCACGAGAGAGGTCCAATGATAGACAACTTGCTATATCAGCAAGCAGGTGTTTTGTTAACTTGATATAATATTCAAGCATGCTATTCTAGAGCCCCTGTGAAGGGTAACTCTTCAATACAACAGAACGACCGTCGCTGACACCCGCACACGCGAGTGTAGACATGCACCGGCTGGTAAGGCCGGCTGCGACTAAGGCAGAGTGTTAATCTGCTTAGTGGCGAGCACGTCCGGCGCTGGAGTCGCGTTGTCATTTCTGGCAACGTGAACTGATCCGCTGTTTGCACAGCCAATCAGCACCAACGCACTAACAAGGACTAAGAGAGAGCGGAACGTTTTCACGCTTCGCCGTTCAAAAAGTCCTTTAACGCCTGAGCTGCTACAAAGCTAGATCCACCGGCACGAGAAGTGACGAGGGAGTTAATCAATGCAGACAGCGCAGAATCGGCTGCAACCGTGTCCTCGGGTAGCGGATTATCCGCTACGTCGACGACAAGGTAGGCCGAGGCAGTACGACTCACTGTGTCAGCCGTGGTGATAGCACCAGGGGACATGAATGAGTCGAACCGAAACACAGAACGTCGGCGGCCGAGCTTAGAAACCGTATGGCCAATTGAGGCCTTAAGGTTGATAAGAAGGGAAGCGTTGACGTTAGTCGCCGGGTCCACGCGTCTCTGAGAAGAGGCGCCCGGACCGATGGCGATGGTGTCCATGTTGATGTCGTCTGCGGTCAAACCGGAGGCGGCAAGAACAACGTGAATACGTGTGCTCAATGGTTCAGCGATCATAATGGTCGTTGTATTGTCTAACGTTAGTGTTTGCGCGGTTTGCGGGGCAAACGCGCAGGGTCTCTGGGGCGTGGGGTGTTAGTAACAACTAACGCCGCGCCAGTATGTACTCGTGAGAGTAACTTACTTCCCCACCCAGCATATAACAAATCGTTCTTCGAAGGTAAATGCCTTCTACGAACGAACTGCGTCCCCCTCAAGGCGAGTGTAAACACGCCAAAGGGAGGGTTGCAGGCTTCACCGCTGAGAGCTACGACGGTACTCGCTAAAGAGTACTGGTTTACCTTAAGGGTAAAGCAAGCGTCGTGGATCCTGAAATCAATAGGGTAATTCGGTATGGCCAAAAGGTCATGCAGAAGATCCCCTAAACGAAAGAACCAGTCTACCACAAAGGTAAACGGGATCGCATCGTAAATGATCTGAGGGTCCCATTGGACGCCAATTGCGTCTAATTGAGCTCGTACACGTGCCTGTGTTTCCGATAACTTCTTGCAGAAGTAGGAGTACTTGACAGTACACCTAACCTTTGCAGGAGTCCACGTTGTCGTGGTACCGATAGGGAAACCTCCCTTCGGATCGAAATACGCATCGCATATACCATCACCGGGGTCCATAGGGAGCCCGGCGGGATACGAGGTATTCACAGGATCCAATACTAGACGAGTGGCACCGCGCCAAAGGCGCACTTTGCCCTCATGTTCTAGTATATCCTTCAGCTTCTCCCGGGTAACCTGGAGCTGCTGAGCTATGGATACAACATCACTAATAAACGGTTTCCACCCATACTTAAAGTTAAGGTGGCCGTTTGCTATATTCGCTAGCAAAGAGCGCTTGTCACTCCAAAACTCAAACATACGTTGAACATCTTTTAGTTCATATATGAAGTTGATTATGGAGATCTGGCGCTTTATGTTCACGACGTCTTGAAGACGCCGGTAAGCATAGTTATAGATTTCAGAGAAATCAATAACTGACTTATAGCGAGTATCCC